AACGGCGTCTGGCTCCGGCGTTGTGGTTGCACAGAGCGCTGCTTCAATTCTCTATTGTAATGGCGCGGATGTTTTCAATGCTCAAACGCTGAATGTTACTCTGCCAGTTCCAGTTGCGGACGGTGGAACTGGCGCAACAACTGCTGGCGGCGCACTCATCAACCTTGGCGGAACATCTGTCGGCACGGCGGTGTTCACGGCTGTAAATACAGCAGCGGCGCAGACAGCGATTGACACGTTCTCTACGCAAACATCTATGTCATTTATTGTGGCGCTTAGCTAATGGCTGAACAACCCTACACCATCAAGTCACTCCCCGGCGTCAAGCGCGATGGAACGCGCCTTGAGAACGGCTTCTATGTTGACGGCCAGTGGTGCCGGTTTCAGCGAGGGTTGCCCCGGAAAATGTGGGGTTACCGCCGAGTTTCTGCTGAACTTCCTGAAGTTAGCCGTGGCCTAAATTCTTTCAATCAGAATGCTCAAGTCAGTTTGATTTCTGGCAGCATGAGCTATCTAACGCAATTTACGCTTGACAAAAATGGCATTGCAATTGCCAAATACGATAGGACTCCTACAGCATTTCCTGCAAATGAAAGATACCTTTGGACCTTTGACACTCAATTTGACTCTGTTAGTGTCTATCCCGGAGGTTATCTGCTGGCCTTCCCCGGTAAAAATTTACTTGAAATTGACAGTGACTTGACATCTTCGCTTTACGTTGGCCTTGTTACAAGCTCAACAATTCTTACAGAAGTAACTGGAGTAAATGCCCCGACTCCAGTTTCTGGCGGTATTGTTAGCCTGTTTCCATACGCATTTTTGTTTGGGTCTAATGGCTTTGTTGCATGGTCAGTTCCCAATGACCCGCAAGACTGGGTCGGCACAGGTTCTGGAGAGGCTAATATTACATCTCAAAAGATTGTTGCTGCGCTGCCGTTGCGCGCTGGCCCCGGCAACGCGCCTGCTGGCTTGTTCTGGTCCCTTGATAGCCTGATCCGCTGCACTTTTGTCGGCGGTGATGCAATCTTCCAGTTTGACACGTTGACATCGCAATCTTCAATTCTGTCCTCCCAGTGCGTCATTGAATATGACGGTATCTTCTACTGGGTTGGCGTTGATCGCTTTTTGCTGTTCAACGGCGTTGTCCGCGAAGTCCCAAACCAATTGAACCAGAACTGGTTCTTTGACAACCTCAACTATGCGCAGCGCCAGAAGGTCTTCGCCTATAAAGTCCCGCGCTTTGGCGAGATATGGTGGTGCTATCCTCGCGGGAGCGCCACAGAATGCACTCATGCTGTAATTTACAACTTGCGCGAGAATACATGGTACGACACAGAATTGCCCAATGGTGGGCGGTCATGCGGAGAGTTTGTAACTGTTTATGAATATCCGCTAATGACAGGCGTTGGAGAAGTTGCGTCTAAGATATGGCAGCACGAATACGGTGTCGATGAACTTGATGGGACGCTGCTAAATTCGATCCCGTCCTACTTCCAGACGGCTGACATTTCTTTCGTGGCCGATCCGCAGCAGTCCAAAAACCGCGCTCTTCGCTGCACGATGATTGAACCCGACTTCATCCAGAGCGGCGACATGACGTGCCAGATCACAGGACGCGCGAATGCTCGGTCTCCTGAAGTAACAAGCGAGGAGAAAACTTTCCCAGCCATTGCCTCAACGCCGCAGGAACAGGTGATCTTCTTCAAAGAGCAGCGCCGCGAAATGCGGTTCATCTTCAAATCCAACGTCGTCGGCGGCGACTACCAGATGGGTCAGTGCATTGCCCACATTGAGATGGGCGACGGGACGGTGCTGGGATGATAGACCCTCGCGGGATGACCGTTACTGACTGGACCGACTCAATGGTCTATACTCTTGAAAAATACGGCACTATGGGTCGCCTTGACGACCCTCAGAAATGGCAGACTTGGGCCTTGGGTGTAGTCTCCTTCTTTACGGTTGGGGCTCAAAATCCTCCAAATCCCATGGACTACACAGATTGGCAGGAGTGGGCATTCGCGTTCACCCGTGCCGTAACCTTACCGGGTGGATGACATGCCTGCTGACTATCCCGCCAACTGGACCCCCCTTGCTAACGACGCTGCGGATTCTGCGTGGCGCGGCAAACCCATGAGCGTCTTCTACAAGGGCGGGCGCGTCGGCACCAAGCCTGTTTCGGTCAAGATGCCGAAGGAGCACGTTGAGAAATTTGCCAAGGGCGGTCTGGTTAGCGAAGCTGCCCGTGTGGCCCACTCCGGTGTCGGCGGCGACACGATGGTCATCCACATCAACAAGGATGAGTTCAACAAGCTGCGCGAGCAGTGGGGCGAGCCAACAATCAACCCGCACACGGGTATGCCTCAGTTCACGCCGTTCTGGAAGCAAGACTGGTTTGGGCCTGTCGCCGCTATTGCTGGTACGCTCCTTATGGGTTCTGGCGCCGGAGAGTCGGTTGGCAACGCCGTTCTTTCAACCCTTGGTGCCGGAGAGTTGGCCGCCACAGGGATAGGGGCGGCTACAGGCATTGACGCGCTTGGAAGCGCAACTGTCGGCACGTTAGCCGGGAACGCGCTTATTGGTGCGGGCATTGGTGGGTTGACAGGCGGCTGGGAGGGCGCTGCAAAAAGTGCTGGGTTGTCTGGCCTTGGGACTGTTGGTTCCTCTGCATTGGGGAATTACCTTGCCTCTGGATCCGCGCCTAGTTGGATGGGTGGGGCTACAACACCTCCTGCGAGCGCTGATGTCAGTTATGAGAATGGAATAGCAATTGCCAATACTGATGCAGGCGCTGCGGCACTGGAGGGGCCTAAATCTGGGTTTAAGGCCAATATAAATGGATTTCTTTCCGACCCCAACAAAATGGCGGCTACGGCTCTGGTCCTTGGTGATATGGCTGAGGGTAGTGAGCAGCCTCAGCAACCTGATTTTGGCACCCAGACGGGTTCTGGAGGCAGCAGCTTCATGAACAAGCCGCTGAACACGAACCCCTTGCAGAGGGCCAGAGCGCCGGATCCGGTGGGCTATTACAAGTATGGAACAATGCCGGAGCGTAACTATTTCCGTTACAACTCACTGGCGCAAACGGAAGATGAGGAGCCCACTGTGCAAGCGGCTCGGGGCGGCCCGCTCACGCAATATGTGCAGGGCGGTGGCACAGGACGTTCGGATAGCATCAATGCCAAGCTCTCGGATGGAGAGTACGTCATCGACGCCGAAACTGTGGCGCTGTTGGGTGACGGCTCGTCCAAGGCGGGAGCGCAGAAATTGGATCAGTTCCGTGCTAATATCCGCAAGCAGAAGGGGAAGGCGCTGTCTCATGGGCAGATCAGCCCAGATGCAAGAAACCCTGAGCATTACCTTATGGGCGGGAGGGCTTAATCATGGGTTTCACAGGTTTTCTCACTCAGGGTACGCCAAACACCTCAACTACAAAGGCGTACACGACCACTGAGATCCCTCAATATATGTCGGACTATCTCAGCAACCTTCTGGCCGGGTCTTACGCTGCCGCCAATGAAGGCTATATCCCTTATGGCCCTCCAGTCCCCGACGACATCAAGGCCAAGGGTCCGCAGGCAGAGGCCGACTATCTGGCAGCTCTTCCCAAAGAAGAATACGAAAAATATAAGCGCATCGCTGATTTTGATCCGATGCAGACCAAAGCGTTTGAAACCGGAAAGACTGCTGCAAATGCCTACACAACAGGGTTAGATACGGCAGTAGGGACTGCAAAAACATCTGGCGCTCTTGATGCTATTGGTGCTGCAAAACCGTATTTGACAAATGCTGCTGTTGCAGCGCCAACAAATGTTACAAATTACCTGAACCCATATCAGACCAACGTCACTGACCGCATGGGTGACATTGCACAGCGTCAGGTTAACGAAAAACTCTTGCCCGGGCTCAGTGACACGTTCACCCGCTCTGGCCAGTACGGTTCTGCTCGGCATCAGGAATTAGCTCAGCGCGGCGTTCGCGACATCGCAAGCGAGCTTCAGTCCAACATCGGCCTTCAACTTGCCAAGGGCTACGACACGTCTCTTGGCGCTGCCCAGAAAGATCTCGACCGTCAGGCAACGCTTGCGCAGACGGCTGGGACACTCACCGGAACTGAGGAAGCCAACAAGAATGCCTTGGCCAACGTGCAAGCCAGTTTGGCTGGCAAGGCGCAGTCTCTTGGCCTGACCGGCGCTGCCGCTGAGGAGGCAATTGGCGCTCAACAACGGGATCTTGAGCAGCAGCGGCTTGATCTTGCACATGAGGATTTTGTGGCGCAGCGCGATGACCCCATGAAGAAGGCTACCTTCCTCAATGAACAGGTCCGTGGTTTGCCATCTACAGGCCAAGCCGTGTCCAAGAACGAAACCAATGTTGGCGGAACATACTCTCCCTCCCCGTTGGCAAGCATCGCTGGCGCTGCCTCCGGCGCAACCGCCCTCAGCACACTCATGAAGCCATAAGGGGCCAAAAATGCTCGACGAAGATGGCAACCCCATACAGCAGCCCCCCGGCGCTCTCAATACGCTTCAAAAGCCTGCCAACCCCTACGGTTTGGCGGGGCCTTATGCTGCGATAGCTGATAAAATGCAGCAGCAGTATGCGGCGCAGAACGCTGCCAAACAGCAGTATCTTGACTCGCTTCAGAAGAGAGAAACGGACCTTCAGTCGCAGGGCATGAGCGACTACGACAAGGCTGGAGCGTTGTTTCAGTTGAGCGGCGCTCTCCTGTCTCCGACGAAGTCGGGCGGCATTGGCGGGACGCTGGAGAGCCTTGGCGCGGGCGCAAGCGCCTTGGCAGGCCCCATGTCGAAGGCAGCCGAAGCACAGCGCCAACGTCAGCAGCAGATCCAGCAGCTTCAGGATGCTCGCGCCAAGATGGGCATCGAAATGGCGGGCGGCATGGATCCGCAGGGAGCGTTGCCTTTGATGAAGGCGCAGCAGGATCTCGCAGCCGGGAAGGGTGCCGAGACATTCAAGCTTGAGACTGTCGAAGACAAGCCAGTTCTGGTCGGATCCAGAGGGACCATCAAGCCGTTCAGCCGCGCGGCGGCTGGAATGGGAGAGGCGCCCGCTGCGGCGCCAGAAGACGAGATCCCGCCGACGGTCAGGGCTCTCGGCACTGAAGCCATGAAAAAATACAAGGAGCGCATGGGCACAAAAATTGCCGATGATGCTGTTGCTGCTCAGCAAAGTGCCGAATCCGCGCAACAAATCTCGCCTATTCTCCAGCGCGCTGAAGAAGCCTACAACAGGCTTCACAAGGCCGATGCGATTGGCCCCATACAGGGCGACCCCAAAGGCTGGTCCCGCTGGCTTGCCGCAAGGGTAGGGAGGACAAACGCAGAGCAGGATCGTCAGGATTACGAGCAGGCCCTGTCTGACCTTGAAATGTGGCGCTCCACCAAGCTGAAGGGCCAAGGCGGCATCACAGACTTCGAGCGTAAAATCATCGCATCTTCGCTGCCCAAGCTGGATGCGATCAACGCTATCCCGGGCCTCAACACCTTCAAGACGCTCAACAACGAATTGAAGTTCGCGATGGGCAAACCGTCTCGTGTGGGTGGGCAACAGAAGCAAAACGGTGTCGTTGATTTCGGGGATCTGAAATAATGGACGTTCGCCTGCCTGACGGAACAATCCTGAAAAACGTCCCAGATGGGATGTCTAGGGCCGACTTGACCGAAAAGCTGAAGGCTAACGGATACGACATGTCCGGCCTTGAGCCCAAGCCTATGACCGAGCGCCAGAAGCTTCAGGAGCAGGGCCGTCAGCAGGTCAAGCAGTCGATGGATGCTGAGCCTGAATATATCGAGACGCCGTCCTACAGCGCTGAAGGCACAGCCACCGGCGCGACAGAGCGCGTGATGAAGCCGAAGGCCGATCCGATTGGCCTTGGCGCACTGTCAATGCTGCCCTTTGGTGAAGACATCGGCGCTTATGGAAAGTCTCAGGTTACAGGGCGCAGCCAGTCCGAAGAAAAGGACATCCTGCAAGGGAAGAAAGAAGCCACGCAGGAAGCCTATCCGGGCGCTTATAGGCTCGGGCAGGCCGCTGGCATTGTGCCGCAGCTTTACATGCCCATGGGGCTGGCTGGGAAGGCCGCTGGGGTTGCCGGGAAGACGGCACTGGGTGCGCTTGAAGGCCTCGGCTACGGCGCTGTAACGGGATTTGGAGAGGGCAACACGCTTGAAGAGCGTCTAGATGCTGCCAAGTCTGGCGGCATTGGCGGCAGCATTATTGGTGGCGCTCTGGGGCGCTTCGCTGCCCCTGCGGCAAAGGCTGCCGCACCTGTCGTGCCTGAATCCGTTCGAGCCGCTGAACGCCTCGGCGTCGATCTTCCCTACTACGCTGTGTCCGATTCCCCTGTGATGCAACGCGCCACGAAGCTATCGGAGAGCATGCCGTTCGCTGGCGAGCCGGTTGCGGCTGCTCGCGAGAAGGCAACTACCCAGCTTGGCGATGCCGTTGACGCACTGATTCCTTCGACCACAAGAGAAGACGCTGGCAGAAAAATTGGCGAGGGCATCAAAGGATGGATGACCTCTGGCGTCCGCGAAAAGGCAAAAAACGCCTACGATGAGGTCACCGGGCTCTTCGAAAACGTCAACGCCACGAAGCCTCTTGATAACACCCGAAACGCGATTGCTGACATCATGGCCAAGCGCGCTGGTGCAAAGCTTGAGGGCACAACGCCCGCAATCGATCTGCTTCTTCCTGCGGCTAAATCTGGCGACGGCCTTACCTATGAAGGCGCAAAGACACTCTATACCGAATTGCGGCAGCTTCGGTCTGAAAACCGGATCAAAGGCGTTCAAGACGCCAATGTGGAAAAGCTCTACAACGCGCTGAAAAACGACGTGCTGGACATTGCAGAGGCCGCTGGTGGCGAACCCGCCCGCTTCTTCCTTCAGAAAGCAGATCGTCAATATCAGCAGATGTCTATGATGCGCGAGCAACTTGCCAAGATTGTCGGCAAGAAAGACGAGGCAATCAGCGACGAAAAGATCTTCTCGAACCTGTTCAACTTCTCAAAGGAAGGCGGTTCAGCCAACAACAAGTTGGTTCAGCGCGCGATCACCGTTATGGACAAGCCGTCCCTCAAAGCTTTTCAGGCTGGCGTTCTTGCCAAGATGGGCCGCGATGCTGAGGGCAATTTTTCACCTACCCGCTGGCTCGGGCCTAGCGGTATCAACTCCCTGAGCCCTCGCGCCAAGGCAATGATCTTCAAAGACGAGCCGCAACTCCTTCAGGCGCTGAATGACATCACCGCTGTCTCGGAGAGATTCAAAAACCTAAACAAATTTGGCAACCCGTCTGGAACAAGCCAAAGCTCATGGGGTGTTGCTTCCCTTGGTGGCCTGTATGCGGACCCCGTTACAACGCTCTCGGCCTTGGCAGGCGCGAATGGGTTCACCCGCATCATCAGCAAACCAGCAACAGCTCAAGGGTTCGCAGACTGGGCTCGCCGGTACGAGAATTTCGTCAAAAACCCAACTCAGCAGGCTGGACGAATCGCCTACCGGGCAGGCTTGGAGCTGAATAAAACCATTGCTCAAGAGACCGGGAAGAAAGTCGATGTCAACGAACGTCTAAAATTGAAACCGTAACGGGGACACCTGATTATCAGATGCCCCCTCTAACGATCACACGAGGCCCCTGAATAGCCTCGCAAACAGGGTGTCACGGGTTCTCATGTAGGATTCGTTGACACCTTCCAAATACCCCGCCCAATAGGTCTCGTACACATGAAGCGCATAGGGGTCTCCCAAGCGCTGCGTATACTCGTCTGCCCTGCCGTCATCGAAGAGGTAGTTGTGGCGAAGGTCAAAGGGAAAAAACTCATGTTGCGGGCGAATATCGCATGGAATTTCTGCTGAGATTTCCACAGGTAAATTTACAGCATGGTAGGCCCATGTGCCGACCTCAAGCGCTGCCGGGATCCTTTCGAGCCATTTTGCCACGAACTCGGCACCCGGCTTGCAGATGATCGGCGACATGGCAAGAGAGTCTGGGCTCTCGCGCGCCAGCACCATTTCTGGCCCCACCAAGGGGTGCAGACCCTTCAAGAGCAGGGTGTCTGTGTCGAGGTATATGCCCCCCAGCTTCTGAAGGATCTGAAGTCTGAGGATGTCCGCCTTGTACTGGACATGCTCTAGCGGGATGCCATCAATCTCGGTCGGCATCTCCACCGGGCGCACCTCAAACAGGTCTTTCACCCTGTCCCAATTTGGATTGTTCTTCGGCACCTCATTGCACCACATGATGACTGGGTCGAGGTGATGCGACACCGCAGCCAGCACGGCTAGCGAGTTGATGAAGCTGAAGGGCCTGCTGCCGGGCTGCGTGAGCCAGATGAAATGAATCACTCGATGATCTCCACATCTGCGTCAGTTTCAATCCATAGGCGAGCCAGAGACGGCAGTGGCTCATCCGGCCTGTACATCACCCTCGACGGGCCATTGATGCTGACACCCATGCAGAATTTTACGTTGTCACCGTCTTGGACGCGAACTGGTGGTTCCCGTGTTCCAAGGGTTTTGTTCATTCTCAGTGTCTTCGGGTTTATGTGAATAATTTTCAATTCATTCTCCCCATGCTCGGGTTCGTTTGAGCCCTGATGTCTGGGTTTGGCCAGCACCAGCACTCGCGGCTATTGTTTTGGAAACAGACCCAAAGCAGGTGGTGCTCGGGTCCGTAGTCAATCCATGCGATGCACAATGCTTTACCCTTTGGCGTCTCGACGGGCAACGGTGGGTTGAGCTGATGGATCATAGTTCATGGGCCTTCTTGGGATTGGTGCTCGGCATGTGTAGACCTCGCCAGTTTTGCTATCCATGCGGCAGTCAAGGTACAAGGCGGGGAATTTCGCCATCCATAATTCCCCGTCCGGGTGCTCATAGCAATACCAATCATCCAGATCTTGCTCAGGCCTTCTGAGCCATCCAAATGACCAATGCCAGCCGTGCTTGAGGAGCTTGTCTGGCCTCATGATTCTTCATCCAGTGCTTTGCGGGCGATCTTCACATGATAGTAATCGCCGACAAGACGCGCCGACTCCGTGATCTCCCGCAGCGCCGCCTCCAGCTTCTCGATGCGGTCGGCGGCGGCCTCTAGCATTTCATACGTTTCAGTTCTGAATGCTTTTTTGCGCAGGCGCTTCACAAGATCATCAGTCATCTTTCCCCTCCAGTCGCAAGAAGAAACGCAACAAGGCTTATCCCATACACAGCCGCCACCCATACAGCCGATTCAATGCTGCGCATTTTCTTCTCCCAATCTTTTCAAATGCATCTTCCAATAGAGGCATCGGACAGGATCCATTTCTACAATTTCGCAAACCTCAAAATGTAGGTCGCTCAAATTGGCGGCCACAAACCTCTTGATGCTGTTCATAACCGTGGTGTGATCACGTCCGACAAGCCTCCCAATCTGGGGCAGCGACCATCCATGCGCCTTCAGAGTAACGTAAATCTCAGACCTGATTCGAACATATCGAGCATTCTGATGTCTGCTGCAAACGTCCTCCCAAGTGATCCTGTTGCGCTCAAGGATTGGCAAAATCCTGTATTTGGTTTCATCGGACGCCACCAATCCACGAATCAAGTCAAGCCTCGGAACAGGCTTGAGGTAATCGAGGGGCATCATTGGCTCTGGCTTGGGCTCTGGGGCGGCCTCTGGGGCCGGTTCAGGCTCAACGGCTACCTTGGGTGGCCCTGCGTTCAAACGCGCCCTGACGGCCTTGTAGTGGGCATGAAGCTCCATGAGAACGTCAGACATTTTTACACCTCACACGTTGTCTTGATGCCAGAATGGTAGCCAACGCTTCGAACACTGCATCCCAAACTGTCTGCAAGCTGTTGCGTCATTTCCTCTTGAAAGGCTGGCCAATTAATAGCTTCAACCACTGCGATGATGTCTTCAACTTTGATAATCTTCATTGTAGTAACCGTCACATCATAAGAGTCGCTTTTCCCATCAACAGGGCAGCGCCCATAAATCCTAATATCATGTGTTACTTTCATTAGATCATCTCCATTTGTTCGGGCTTTTGAATCCATTTATGAGGACACTGAACCGTGTCCCACCTATCAACCATCTTGCGGGGGGAGTTATGCTCGCGATGGTGGTTTCTTGCGATGTCTGTGCTATCCACTGAAGCAAATGGCCATTCACGTCCACTGAGCGCCATGCCGCGAAGCATGTGCATTGGAGGCGTCCTTTGATGATGGCGCTCCACAGCATTCCAAGCCGCATCCATGCGCCTGACCCATGTAGGCGACAAAACAACAGCGTATTGCGCAGACGACCCAACGCAGACCTTTGGCCATTCCTGTGTTAACCGAACAAGCCTGTCAATCGGTTCGTGCATGTGCCACACAGGAACACCGCGATGCCCATGAGGCCACTGACTTATCAAAGCATCTTGGTCATCATCAGATCCAGTGATCACATCAGGGATAATCGCCCACGTTGTTGGGCAATCCAGCCACCGATCAGTCCAGTCGTAATACCCGGCCCAATCCACCAGCTTGCCTGTCTTCCATGCTGAAAATGCACCGTTGTCAAGCATCACTGACTGGCCAATCTGATGGCATCGAGACACATCGCTAGGAGCTGCATGACTGACACAGAAGTGCCTGCCGCACATCTCTAGCAATGCGCTGATTGGGCTGATAGGTGTTCCGTGATAGTGAATCATTTTCCACCTAATGCGGCAATGACGATACCGTCAATCTCATCGCTGAAACGATCGCGCTTGTTATTAATCTTACTTATCTTTTGCAACGCTTCTTCAAACACCCAGATTTTGGCCTCAAGCTGGTCAATCAGCTTCTCAGATTCCATATACTTTTCGTGCCAGCGGTTTTCCTGCGCTTCCCAATAGGTTCTTTGCTTCACGTTCATTTTGGACTCCTTTGATTGCGGCATATGCGTGTGTCTCAATTTGCTTTCTGGCCTGTTCGTCGTCGATGCCATCAAGGGCAATCTTAATGATCTGGCCCATGTGTTCAATCATATTCTGAATGTAGTCTGCGGCCTCAAAACCATCAGGGTTGAGAGGGATCTTTTGGGATATTGGATACCGGGGGTCGATGTGGGTTCGTGTTGCTCTTAGCTTTTGAAGGATCATTTCTAGCTTCCCATCTCTTCTTTCTGGACCGGAAGTTAGCAGGTTTCTCACCCTTCCTTTGTTGAGGAACGGTTTTGAGTTTCTGGATTAATAACCCCTTGTTTTTGCTGCCAACAGGGCGACCGCGCCCTCTCTTGACGGCAATTGGTGCTGGGGCCTCAATCTCCACCTTCTTCTTCCTAGATCTCTTGCGAGGCGCAGGTTTCTTGGAAACCTCAACCACAGGATCAGGTTGTACAGGGGAACTCTTAACGAACAGTTTCTTAATCCAACGCATGAGCATTTTTTGCCTCCTTGGGCAGATAGCAGATCTTTGCGTGAGTGTTGCAGTAGGATTTTCTGGTGACTGGCTCGCAGCAGTAGACTGCTTGCGAGGTATCGCTATTGATGATGTAGCGACATGTGTTGAGGTTCAGGTTCATGATTGTTTTTGTCTTCTCTGTCCTTTTTGCTTGTTTCATGTTGGGCTCGTTGGGTTAGGGGGAGCCGAAGCTCCCCCATGTTAGGCTGTCGCCATTCGAATGTATTTTTGCTTGTATCTTTCATGCTGTTTAGCAAGCTTTACATTCCAATGATTCCAGCCCGCAACGTGACAAGCAGCCATGCCGCGAGGGTCTTTTACGCCATACGAGATGCAGACCTTCATGTGTGCAACGCCTGCCGCGATGTTCTGATCGCAATTGTGCATTTTTTTAGGGTCGAAACCCAGTGCCTTGGCCGAGGAGTCCATCATCTGAAAGACACCCTTTGCGTGACCGTGACGGGTCCGTGGACCTGTCGCCTTGCAGTTGAAACCGCTCTCAACCTTTGCGATCTTGAGAGCGCTCGCAACCCACTCTTCACCTATTTCCTTCCTGACAACGTCGGCGATCTTTTCAGCCACAACCGCTCTGTTATGAAGGATTGAAACTTTCTTGACCTCCTTTGCCCTCATTCTCTCGTACTCTTGCACGAAGAAATTAGGCTCGTTGCCATCATTCGCTAGGGCTGGCGATGACAGTAGTGCTACTGCCGTCAAAGTGTACGCTGATGTTCTGTGCATATGGTAAGTCCTCAACTGGCTGCGGTGCCACGGCAGCGGATTTCTCTCCTTCGATGTCGTTCAGGGCAAACTGCGCCGAAAACGCAGTGTAGTTTACATTGTCGATGTAATGATCGGCAAGCTTTGGATTGGCGCGACGACGTGCCAGCTTTATTGCCTCCATCACCACAGAAATGTCGTATTTGGTTAGTTCTTTTCCAGTCATGATTGAGGCTAGTTGTGCTGCATTCTCAAACAGGGGTGTGACATCCCCATACATCTTGTCTCTTTCATTTAGGATTGATGCTGCTTTGTAGAGAAT